TCACATATTCCATTAGCATCTCACGCGGTGCCCCTTCTTCGGTATAGTCAAGGCTCACCCCAGCCAGATCGTCAAGCGTATTCATGCCGCGGGATATGATCCCGGTGAGTTTCTCCTCTTCTTCCGTTTCCATATCCCATGTAATATCATTGTAGTTTTTGACCGCATTCAGCAGCCCGTCAGGTAATGCCATATAAACACCGCCTAATATGCGCTGCCAAGGGCAATCCTCCGCCAATTTGTGCCCGTTTCGTCGTTGGCAGCTACACAAATATACAGATAGTTTGCGTCAACGTATGCCTGCCACTGTGCCCCTACCGTTCCATCAGCCCCGCCTTCAAGCGTTTCTGCGCCAAACTCGCCGTTGGCCATGGCCTCCTCTGTCGTGATGGCATTCCCTGCCGCACCGCTTGCATCAGCCGTGAATGCGACCGTATCGCCCGCCCCATCCGCAGCGCCAACACCTTGAGTATCGCTTGCAGTAACTGCCGCGACAATTGCCGTAACGGCATCAGCTGCAGTGCAGTCTGCCCCAGCCTGTGTTGTGCCAAGCGTTGCCGCATCAAATACATTTGTTTCGGCTGTGAATGTTTCTGTCGTATCAATAAGGTCACCCGCCGTGCCACCCACAAGCGCTGTAAGTATGCAAGCGTTATCCGTAAAGTCACCGGCGCTAACGTATCCACTTGCATTGTTAAATCCGTCAGAGCCATTGATGGCCGCTACGATATTCGCCTGAGTTGTTGCAAGGTCCTCTCCGAGAGCCACATCGCCGTCACCGTTCGCACTATCCGCAGGCACAATGGTAAATGTCTTATCGCCAATCACAAACTGATCGCCAAGCGTTGGCTGCGTATCAACGGTCAACGTGCCCTGCGATGCCGTCACGTATGCCGTAATATCAACCGCGATCGTGCTGCCCGCCGTGAGGCTCTGCGAAGCATCGGCGCAAAATTCGTATACATCCACGCCGTTGATCGTAACCGTTTCGCCGTCGATAACGACCCCCGTCAAGGTTAGCGTTCCAGTCGCCGCAGAGGCGTTTACTGGCGTTCCGTTAGATATGCTTGTTGAGGCTAAGCTTAGAGCTGCCGTAATCGCCGATGCAATATCTCCGCCCTCTTCCAGTTCGTCAGCTATCGCATTGGCCACCGCCAAGGCAATCTCCCCGGCGCTTGCTTCCGTAATCGAGTATGTATTCCCGCTCGAATCAGTAAGCGTCACCACGCCTGTATCGGTGTTTACGCTTACTCTTACGTTTCTTACTGCCATTTTCTCACCTCCAAATGAGAGAGCGCGGAAAACCCGCGCTCATATCCTTCTTACTCGGCAATTGTCAGGTAACTCACCGCGGCACTGTCAACCGTCTCAAGGTCAAGCCTCAGGATGGCTCTTACCTGCGTCTGGTTCTTTGACCATGCTGTGCCGCCGATATTGGTAGATGCAATTTCCGTTGCACCGCGCTTAAACAGCGTAAACATCGATGCAAGATCGCCGACGAATACCGGATATTTTACGGTCGGCGCCAAGTTCGTCAGGTTTGTATCCGACATTCTTACAACTTCACGGGACAGCGCGCGAAGCAGCGTTCCGTTTGTCGGATCCGGCTGCAGAAGCGGCCTGTCGTTCAAATCGGTTAACTGATCCAAATAATCGAATCCGCTCTGGTTCGTGAGTATCTTCGCTGCCATGCTGTGTGCAGGATCAAGCGTTTTGTTCAACACGGTTTTAAGCGAGCTGATACCCTTCGTTTTGTCAAATGTGCCGGGCGTGAGAGCTTTGAGTGCCGTGATAATAAGCCCGTTCCACGTCAGCACCGACTTGCGCGCATACCACTTGGCAATGTACTGCATCAGATTGTACGCGGAATCTTGAAGCAAATCGTTTGCGATCGGCAGTATGCCGCCGTAGTCGACCAGCGCATAGTTCACTTTGGTGAACGTCGGCTCCTCGGACGCCGGCACGTCTTCGCTCGTATCCGGGTCGAACGACGCAAATCCGGAAGCCGCTTTCGCGGTCTCCACGACACGCCAGCCGCTGTTGGTGTTTACCGTTTCGACATTGACGTACGGCCCGAGATCGATCAGCTGGCGCTGCAGCTCAATGACTTGGTTGTCAAAGTCGATCGGGTTAAGGAAACCGCCTTCCGAGCCGGCCGGGTCTCCACCGCCTTCGGTGAGCGCGGCTTTCAATGGCGCATACTCATCTTTTGTCATGATTTCACGCCGCGTAGCACCATTTCTGATTGCATCAGCCCAGGCATTCATGTATTCGTTCGAGGAACGAATATCATCGACTCTGCGCGCAACCGCAGCCTCTGCCGCGTTTTGAGCCTGTGCATCTTCCGGTGTCACAACTTCCGCATTCCGGTTCCGCTCGTCTTCGAGCGCCTGAATGGTCTCGAGCTGGTCATTGATGGTTTTGATCTGGTCTTTCAGATCTTTGGCCTTTTCAAAGTCAGCCGCATCAATAGCGGCCTGTGCTTCAATGGCCAGTTGAGCCTTTTTGTCCCGCAACTCCCTCATTTTCTTGTTCATCTTTCACACTCCTCAAAAATTTATAGTATTGTTAACAGCTCAATTTCGGCCATGAGCTTGTTGGCCTCCGTATTTTTGTCCTCCAACTTGGGGTCTGCCGGCTTGTCAAGTGTTTCATTACTGTCCGCATCAGGTTTTACCAAGCCGTCAGGCATGTTTTTGAAGCGGTCATAAAATTTTTCGCTGACCGATGCCGCCATCATTTTGGTCTCTTCGATCTCGTCAGCAAACCCAAGATCAACCGCCTCTTGATCTGATAGCCACGTCTCAGCGTCCAGCAAAGCCTTTATTTCATCCACCTCCTGGCCGCTGCGTTCATACGCCGGAATAATCACGGAATCTGTGATTTTGTCCATGTCATCCGCAATCTTTCGAAACTCCGACGCGTTGCCAATTGCAATGGTCCACGGGTTGTGAACCATCATCATAGACCCCTTTGCCATAATAACCTTGTCCCCGGCCATCGCGATCACCGAAGCGATTGACGCGGCCAAGCCGTCAACATATACGGTCACACTGGCTTTGTGTCGCCTGATCATGGTGTATATGGCTTGTCCGGCAAACACATCGCCGCCAGAGCTGTTGATATAAACATTCAACTGCGATATATCACCGAGGTCGTCAAGGTCTTTTTTGAATTGCTTAGGCGTGACCTCATCTCCCCACCATGAGAAATCTGAAATATCACCGTAGAGCATAAGTTCTCCGATGCCCTCATCTGCATTTTTAAAACTCCAAAACTTTTTCACTCTTTAGCCCTCCTTATTCCGTGCCGGCTTTCATGTCTGCTGTCCATTCGCTTCTCCATTCAGCGCCTGCTGCAGCGTCCAGTAATTCTTAGTAACAAAATGCGCATCGCCGCCGTCGATATAGTTCATATCCTCTTTTTCAAGCACATTATTGATGCTATAAAATCCGTTTCGGAACATGATCTCATAAAACTCGGCGCGAGCCTTGTTGTCGCCCCGCATTTCCGCCGCAAGGTTAAACTTTGTGTAATAGCCCGCCATAAGCTCTCGATCGAGAAACAGCTTGTACGACATTTCCTGTTCCCAAAGCGTTACGATCGGCAGCAGCGTATCTACAACGTATTCAAGTCCTTGCTGTTCGTTTGAGTTATAGGATTGCTTCCCAGCTTGAAGCTTATGGAGCGGCACGCCCGTAAAGCGTGAAACCTCCTCAACTGAAAACCCGCGGCTTTCAATGTATTGGGCATCCTTTTGCGCAATTCCCATCGGCGTATATTTCATGCCAAGGTCGAGGACGCCGACGCGGAAGGCATTGTCAAGGCCGCCGTATTTCTCTTCAAACTGCGTTCTGATCTTATCTTTGTTTTCAGGACTCACACTCGACGCAACTTCGACAATTCCGCTTAGCCGCGCGCCGTTTTTATAGAACTTCCCTGAATATTGCTGTGATGCGTAGTCTGTTGAAAGCGTTTCCTTTGCACTGGAAAGCAATCCTACACCCGTTTTTCCGTCATATGTCAGCCACGGCAGCTCAATGATGCTGTCTTCGGAAAAGCTCCATGTTTTACCATTTATCGTGGTATCAAAGTATCTTGTGCCGTCGGCGGCCTGCCGCACGCTGATGGTATTTTCACTCGGCAGCAGATACATATCTTTCGGCTTCCCGTCTTTATCGAAAAACACCGCGATATATGCACATCCATAAAGAAGGCTCTGTATCATGGCTGCCTTCCGCAATGTAAAAGCGGTCATTCCAGTGTTTGGCCGTAGGTTCAGCAATTTGTTAATCACATGCTGCTTGTCTTTTTCGTTCCCTCGCTCGGAGTGTTTATACACATGTATAGGCAATTTGCCGAGCGAATTGGAGAGTATGCGCACCGCTCCGTAAAACGCGGACAACCCCATCGCTTTATCCCGCGTGAGCGTCACGCCGGAGCTGGTCAATACGTCAGTCCACCCATCTGTGGACGTCAGCGTCATATAAGTATCATTTCGCGGCCTAATCAGCGCGTTTCTTAACAGCATTTGCCCCGCCTCCTCTTGCCACAATGATGCCAAACGCAATAAAACCCGCACCTAATACCCCAAGGCCGGCAACCGTATGGAGTATAAAACCTCCCGCAGACAGGCATCCAATGCCCGCCAGCAAGCACAGGTCGTCGAGATTTCTTGCAGTAAATTTGATGACGGCTATCGCGCCACTAAAAAAAGCCGTTTTGACGG